GGCTGACGCCGAATTCGACTTGGAGCAATCTGACCGCGAGGAATCCGGAAAACCAAAACTTCCGGATTGCCCGTACTCCCGGCTGCTGGAGCTTTGGCGCAAGCACCTGCCACACCTTGCCCAGCCACGGGCTTGGGAGGGAAACCGCAGGCAGTCCATGCGAGCCCGATGGCAGCAGGCCGCAAAGCCCAGCGATTACAGCCCCAAGGGCTACAGCACCGAAGCCGAAGGCATCGCTTGGTGGTCCAGCTTCTTCTCCTACATCGCCAACGACACCCGGCTATCGGCCGGATTCGAGTCCAACGGGCGCACCTGGAGGCCAGACCTTGAATGGGTCTGCAACTCCGCCAATTTTCAAAAAATAATTGACGGGAAGTACGAGTCATGAGCTTCAAAAAGCCCGAAAAGGCGGAATCGATCGCAGACGCCATTCCGCACAAATCGGTCAAGCGCTACGCCTGCATCGCAAACAACTGCCCCATGCCCGGCGCGATATTTTCCGGATCTGGCGGCGGAATGTGCGCTTACCACTACGGCACGAATTCTGAGGATTGGGGTCGCATCACCCGAACTCTGCAGGACTGGCAATGCGTTACCGACGAGATCAATGCCTGCCGAGAGGCGTTCAACAACCCCAGCACCGCGACCCGGCCGGCAGTGCTGGAGGCCATGTTCGACTCTGCGTGGAGGCGCCTGCAGCCCTTGGTCGGAAGCTGGTCTGAGGACGTGAAACCACAGCTCACGAAGGGCGGAAAACCCGATAGCTACGGATCTTGGATCCTGCGACTTGAGCGATTTATCGGAGCTCGGGTTGTCGATTGCATCCGGCACCAGGTCGGAAGGAAAGCGGCATGAATTTCCCAATAAATCCCAACTCGGCCCGTTTTTGTGCGAAAGACCTGCGCATTGCCGAGCAAGACGAGACGCCGCTGAGCCGCTTGGAGGTGCTGCAGGGCCTGCGCGAAGGATCGATTGAACCTGGTCCAGTTGCCAAATCTTTCGGCTTTTCGTCCGCCCTGGTGCTGCGCCGCAAGGTGATCGAGTTCATCAACTTTGACGAGGTTGCGGCATGATCAAACTCATCCTCCCGTACCCGATTTCGGCCAACCGGTACTGGTCCAGCCGGATCATCAGCAAAGGTGGCCGACCTATGGCGCTGACCTACGTCACATCGGAAGCCAAGGCGTTCAAAGAGCAGGTGGGCTGGCTGGCAAAGCAGGCCGGCGTGCGCACACCGATCACCGGCCGCGTGGCCATCGATGTGAAGCTCTACCCGCACCGGCCACAGGATTTCGCCACCCGCATGCGCAAGATGGGCGCAACCTGGGATGACACGGTGCAATGCCTGGACCTGGACAACTGCCACAAGGTGCTTCTGGACGCGATCAAGGGCATCGTGATCGAGGACGACAAGTGGGTGCGCCGCATCACGTCCGAGCGCATGGAGCCAGACGAGCACAAGGCCCGCATGGTGGTGACGATCACAGCGCTGTCGGTTGAACAGCCCCAGGCCAGTTTGCTGGAGGTCGCGTGATGCTTTTGCTCAAGCCACGCGGGCGAGGTAACTGGCGCGTCTCCACCATGCACATCGAGGGAGCGCACCAGTTGCCGCTGCTCGTTGCCGCTGGACAGACCATCACCATCGGCGGCGTTGTGTTCCGGATCTGTGGGGTAAGGCCATGACCCGCGACGACATCATCCGCCTGACGCGCGAGTCCGGCATGACGTTCATCTTAGGACAGCCGCATGAGAAGGTTGTGGAGCAGCTCAGGCGATTCGCTGAACTGGTGGCGTCTGCCGAGCGCGAGTCGTGCGCTATTTCGTGCGAAGTCAATGCGGCGAGATGGATTGACGAAAAGCGCAAATGGAATGCCGCCCATGAATGCGCAGCGAACATTCGTGCAAGGGGCGCCCAATGATGCACGCCGCCATCGCAAAACAAGGCCACCGGTACCGCCTGGGCGAGCGCTCAGTCCTGGCGATGCAGTCCGGCCACGTTGTTCAGGTGCGCCCAATCCAGGTCGATGAGGCTTATCCGCTTGGTCCTTCCATCACCGTCAAAGCAAGCTGGCTGCAGCCCGAGCCAATGAAATATTTCCATGGGGAGACGCCGAAGTGAGCAACATCATTCAATTCGAGTGCCCAGAGCCGCACGGTACAGGCGAAGCATTTTGTATGGCTTGCAGCGCCAATTGGACCGCCGTGGCTCCGGTGGGAACTATCGAACTGGAGTGCCCCGAGTGCAAGACCATGAAGGGCCGATTCACTTTCGCCTATGCGCCTCCTACTTCCCACGTGTGGGAATGTTCGTGCACCAACCAATTGTTTAACGTCAGCCATGACGGCATCTTTTGCCCGAACTGCGGCGTGTACCAGTGCTTTCCAAAGGGTTGACATGGTAGGGAGCAGACCAATCGCCGGATGCACCGGGAAGGTGGCGTTCATCAGCTTCACCAAGGCAGCGGCCACCGCCAAGCGCATGCGCAAGGGAAATCGCGATTGCCATGTTGAGCCGTACCACTGCCTACACTGCCAAAAATTTCACGTGGGCGAGAACCGTTCATACCGCAAGCCAAACCCAAAGAAACGCGGCCCAATAGGCCCAGAACAGGATTAACCGTGCCACGAATTACCAGTGAACTATCGCCAAAAGAGGAGCTGTTCGTCGCTGAGTACCTGATCGACAAGAACGGATCAGCAGCTGCAGTGCGAACGGGATATTCCAAGCGCAGCGCGGCCAAGACCGCATTTGACCTGCTTCGCAAACCGCTGGTGAAGCGCGCCATCGAGAAGGCACTCAAGGCCCAGATGACCCGTACGCTGATCACCGCTGACCAGGTGCTCAAGGACATCGAGCGGATCGCTGCCAAGGCCGAGGCCGACAAGGAGTTCCACGCGGCACTGAAGGGCAAAGAACTACTGGGCAAGCACTACAAGCTGTTCACCGAAAAGCATGAGCATGGCGGAATAGGTGGCGGCCCGGTGGTGCTCCAGGTTTCCAGCACAGACGAGGCGCTGTGAGCGGATTCAATCCAACACCGCGGCAGTCGCTTGCCCAGGGAATCTTGTCCGGCATTGCCACCTGGCTGATGCTGTTCGGAGGTGGTCGCTCCGGCAAGACTTTCCTGATCATGCGCAACATCGTCATGCGCGCCCTGAAGTCTCCCGGATCGCGCCACCTGGTTGTCCGGTACCGATTCAAGCATCTGAAGGCGTCGATCATCCTGGACACCTTCCCCAAAGTGATGCGAATCTGTTTCCCCGATGTGCATTACGACCTGAGCAAAACCGACTGGTACGTGCGGCTGCCAGGCGGCGCTGAAATTTGGTTCGCTGGCCTGGATGATGGCGAGCGCATGGAAAAGATTCTCGGCCTGGAATACGCCACGATCTACATCAACGAGGCCTCGCAGGTGACATGGGCCGGCGTGCAGATGTTGCTTACCCGATTGGCGCTGAACGTGATGCAGGTGCTGGAGGGGCGTGATCCGAAACCACTGAAGCTGCGGTATTACTTCGACTGCAACCCACCCAACAAGGCGCACTGGACGTTCAAGGTGTTCCGCCAAAAGCTTGACCCGGAGACCGGTGAGGCGTTGCGAGATCCGCAGAACTACGACAGCTTCATAATGAACCCGGCAGACAATGCCGCCAACCTATCGCCGGAATACCTGGCAACGCTGGAGGGTCTGTCAGAGCGGATGAAGCGCCGGTTCTTGCGCGGTGAGTTCTCGGATGCCACGCCGAACGCCCTGTTCAACGAGTCGACCATTGACACATGGCGCCTGGCAGACGGCGAGGAACTGCCCCAGTTCGTGCGCATCGTCGTGTCGGTTGACCCGTCCGGCGCCAGCGATGATGAGCAAAACGCAGACAACGACGAGATCGGCATCACGGTCGACGCCCTAGGCACCGATGGCCGAGCCTATTTGCTGGAAGACCTGACGGTCAAGGGCGGTCCGAGCACCTGGGGCAGGGTGGCGGTGGAGGCATACATTCGACACAAAGCAGATGTTGTGGTGGGTGAAACCAACTTCGGCGGCGGCATGGTCAAGTACGTGGTTCAGGCGGAGGCGGCAAAGGCTGGGGCCCGTGTGCACTTCAAGATGGTGACGGCAAGTCGCGGCAAGACCCAGCGCGCAGAACCATTCGAGCCGCTGTACGAGCAGGGCAAGGTGCGTCACGTAGGCTTGTTTCCGAAGCTGGAGGACGAGTTGTGCGCATTCAGCACCGGCGGCTATACCGGTCCGAAGTCACCAAACCGGGCCGATGCGCACATCTGGGCGCTGGCTGAGTTGTTCCCGGCCCTGACCAAAGCACCGCCGACACAGGCGCCAGTGGTGGTCCCCATTCCTATGGTCAACCATTACGCGCGCCGATAGAATCCACCCCAACGACCGGCCAGCCCGGTCCGCTGAGTAATCGAGTGCCAGCAGCTCATACGCCCTTACGCAAGGCTATGACATGGCACAGACAACCGCCGAACGACTTCAGAAAATCCACACCGACGCCCTGGCGGAATTCGACCGCATCCAGTCGGCAATGCGCAATGAACGCCTGCAGTGTTTGCAGGATCGCAGGTTCTATTCGATTGCCGGCGCGCAGTGGGAGGGGCCGCTCGGTGACCAGTTCGAAAACAAACCGCGCCTGGAGTTCAACAAGATTCACTTGTCGGTCATTCGCATCATCAACGAATACCGGAATAACCGGATCACCGTAGATTTCACGCCCAAGGATGGCAGCAGCAATTCCGAGCTGGCCGACACGTGCGACGGTCTGTACCGGGCTGATGAGCAAGACTCCGGAGCGCAGGAGGCCTACGACAATGCTTTTGAAGAAGGCGTTGGCGGTGGTTACGGCGCCGCCCGGCTGCGCGCTGAGTATGAGGACGATGAGGATGACGACAACGACAAGCAGCGCATCCGAATCGAGCCAATCTTCGACGCCGACTCATGTGTGTTCTGGGATTTGGATGCGAAGCGCCAGGACAAGAGCGATGCCAAGCGCTGCTACGTCCTGTCGAGCTACACCTACGAAGCCTTCCTGGAGGAGTTTGGCCACGATCCGGCCAGTTGGCCAAAGTCGGTGCACCAGCGCGAATTTGACTGGTCCACTCCGAATGTGGTCTACGTCTGCGAGTTGTACAAGATCGAGGAAAAGACGGAACTGATCCACGTCTTCCGTGGACTTGATGATCAAGAAGTAAAGGTTCCTGACTCAGATCTAAAGGAAGATCCGGACAGGCTCGATACCCTGTTGACCACCGGTTATCGCGAAGTTCGCCAGAAAAAGGTGAAGACCAAGCGCGTTCACAAATACATCCTGTCGGGAATGGGCGTCGAAGAAGACTGCGGCCTGTTGCCTGGGAAGTGCATTCCCATCATCCCGTTCTATGCCAAGCGCTGGTATGTGGACAACGTCGAGCGATGCATGGGGCATGTGCGCCTGGCCAAGGATGCCCAGCGTCTGATGAATTCGCTCTTGTCGTGGCTCACTGAAATTGCGGCACGCTTCGACACAGAAAAGCCCATCCTGTCTCCGGAGCAGATCCTGGGCCATGCGCAGATGTGGGCCGAAGACAGCGTGAAGCGTTTCCCCTACTTGCTGCTCAACCAGCTTCGCGATGCAGAGGGAAGCCCGGTGCCAGGAAGCGCGACTCCGATGGCATACACCAAGGCTCCAAACGTGCCTCCGGTGATGGCAGCGCTGGTGCAAATTGCCCAGCAGGCGCTGGATGATCTGCTTGGAAACCAGCAGGCCGGCGAACAGCTGCAGCCCAACCTGAGCGGCAAGGCCGTGGAAATGATCCAGACCCGCCTGGATATGCAGGCCTACATCTACATGGATAACTTCGCGAAGTTCATGAAGCGCTGCGGCGAGGTTTGGCTATCCATGGCCAAAGATATCCTGGTCGAAGACGATCGCCAGATGAAGACCATTACGCCCGATGGGGAATTGGACACGGTCACCCTGCGCCAGCCAGTGGTCGATCAGGAAACCGGCGAGCAGACCTTTGCCAACGACATGAGCCAGGCCAAGTTCGATGTGTGGGTTGACGTTGGCCCCAGCTCCAGCAGCAAGCGCGCGGCCACCGTTCGGGCCCTGACCGGCATTGCGCAGATCACCACAGATCCGGAGTTGCTGCAGGTGATTACCAGCGCGGCGATCATGAACATGGAAGGGGAAGGACTCCAGGACCTACGCGACTTCTGCCGATCAAAGCTGGTGAAGATGGGCGTCACCAAACCGACTGATGAAGAAATGCAGGAACTGCAGCAGGCAGCGGCCAACCAGCCACCAGACCCGCAGGCCGAATATTTAGCTGCGGCCGCGCGCCAGGCAGACTCTGATGCTGCGCTGGGCCATGCCAAGACCATCGATACTATTGCCGCAGCCAAGCTCAAAGACGCGACCACTGACAAGACCCTGGCAGACGCCTACGCGGTGATGAATCAGGAGCACGTGGCCAGCATTCAGGCATTAATGAGCATCATGCAAGGGCAGCAGCAATTGGCAAGCAATTCAATTATTTGAAATTGCTCGATGTTGTATATGCAAATTAATTGAATGATAATCGCGCCATTCCAACTTCTGCGAAGTCGCCATGAATCTTGCAACCCAACGTTTGCTGAAGCTGCACAAGCTGTTCAAACCCGCTGACGAGAATGGATCGGACACAGGCGGGTCGGATGCTGGTGGCGACGGTTTGGACGGCTTGGATTCTGGCGGTGTTGGCGATGATGATGCAGCAGGAGACGGTTCCGGCGGGGAAGATGCAGGCACTTTTGACGGTGCTGGCACCGAAGGTGAAGACGACGAAGTGGTTGTCAGCATCGGTGAGGAAGCCCCGGCAGCCGAAGATGAAGAACAAGCGCGTGCACCTGAGTGGGTGCGCGACCTGCGCAAGCAAAACCGCGAGAAAGACCGCAAGCTGCGCGAGCAAGAGGCTGAAATCCAGCGCCTCAAGGGCAGCTCAGCACCCGCCACTGTGGTGGTTCTCGGAACCAAGCCAACCCTTGAAAACTGCGACTACAACGAGCAGAAATTCGAGACTGAACTGGAGGCCTGGCACAACCGCAAGCGGGAGCTGGATGACCAGCAGCGCGCCAAAGAAGATGGTGAGCGAAAGGCCCGCGATGCTTGGCAGGTAAAGCTGAACGACTACAGCAAGGCCAAGACCGCACTGAAGGTCAAGGATTTTGATGATGCAGAAGACAGCGTGCGCGAGTCGCTTTCCATCACCCAGCAGGGGATCATCCTCAATGGCGCAGAAAACCCGGCAGTCATGATCTATGCCCTGGGCAAGAACCCAAAGAAGGCCAAGGAACTGGCGGCCATCACCGACCCAGTGAAGTTCACATTCGCAGTCGCAAAACTGGAGACTCAATTGAAAGTTACCCCCCGCAAGACCGCACCCGTACCAGAACGAACCGTACGCGGCGGAGGTGCTGGAAACTCCGCAGTTGATTCGACTTTGCAAAAGCTCATGGAAGAAGCTGCCAAGACCGGAGACCGCACAAAAGTTGCTGCTTATCACCGAAACAAGAGTCGCCAAGCGGCTTAAGCCGGAAGGCTGGCGCACTTCACGCGCTCGGACTCGCCCACCGATACATAAAGGGCAGTGATTGAGGCCGCCATCAGGCCCTGAACTGATGAGTCAAGAAGCGCAGCAAAGGCTGCATCTATCACTCATTTTTTTGGAGCCTCATCATGGGTAAAACCCTTCGCATCCTTTCCCACCCGATTGTTTTCGCGCTGATCGCGCTGGCCCTCTTTTCCACCGGCGCAATGTCGGCGGAACACCTTCCGGTCTTGATGATTGGCGCCACAGCGTTCACTCAACAAGAAACCGTCATCTTCGACAAGTTGATGGCCGGATTTGATGATGGCCTGGTTGTCGCCAAGCAGGTCACGGTCACCAATCTTGACCCCGTGTTGCTGGAACGCTCGCAGGGCCTGCAGTTCTGGCGGCCGGCACCGTATATCAGCACCACCGTTGATGGCGCCGCTGGTACCGATATTTCCGCTTCCTTCACCGATATCACCCAGCTTTCCGTTCCGCTTGGCCTGGGCTACAACAAGGCAGTTCCGTGGACGATGACCGGCAACGACCTGAACGACCCGATGCAACGCGAGCGCAAGTACGCATCCGCGATGCAAGCTCTGGCAACCCAGATCAACATAAGCTGCGCCAACGTCGCCAGCCTGTATGGCTCGCTGGTAGTCAAGCGCACGGTGGCCGCTTCCGGCTTCGATGACCTGGCAGCAGCAGACTCGGTGATGGTCGAGCAGGGCCTGGTGGGCGACTCGCTGCGCCGAGTTGCGATCTTGCACGCCCGGGACTACAACAGCATGGCGGGTAACCTTGCCAAGCCGATGACCTCCGCGAACAGCAAGGTCAATGCCGCTTACGAAAATGGCTTTGTTGGCAATGTCTCTGGTTTCGACACCTACAAGGCGGACTACACCTATTCGCTGGCTGCTCGCGCCGGCGTGACCGTTACCGTCAACGGCGCCAACCAGTACTTCACCCCGAAGGCGACGTCGACTGCCGGCACCGGTGAAATCCAGAACGTGGACAACCGATTCCAGACTCTGCCCATCACCGTGACCAGCGGTACAGTCAAAGTCGGTGATGCTTTCACCATCGCTGGCGTCAATGCGGTGCACCACATCACCAAGACCGACACTGGTCAGCTCAAGACCTTCCGCGTCACAGCCATCGTGACCGGTGCTGGTGGTACTGGTACTGTTCAGATCACCCCTCCGATCATTAGTGCCACCGGTGCGACCCAGGCGGAAAAGGAATACCAGAATGTGACTGCCGCTCCGGCCAACGGCGCAGCAATCACCTTCCTGAACACCGTGACCGGTAACGTTGCACCGTACTTCGATACCCGTGCTATTGAACTGCTGCCCGGCCGCCAAGGCCTGGACGAGGAAATGATGGCCGCCGGCGCAACTGCTATGCGCTCTTCGACCGAGCTGGGCATCGAAGTGGTGCTCTACAAGTGGTTCGACATCAAGACCAAGAAGTTCCTGTACCGCGCTGACGCGCGCTGGGGTGTTGGCTGTACCAACCCGGAAATGGCCGGCGTGGTCCTGTTTAACCAGGTCTAAAGCCAGTGAACGCGCCCGCCTAGTGCGGGCGCTTCTACACATCAACCACAGGAATCACCATGACGAACCCAACCATGCTTTACAAGGCCCCGGGCCCTTACGAGATCCACGGCGGACACTTCGACTACATCATCGTGGAAGAGGAAGAAATCGAAGCTTCGAAGGCCAACGGCTGGCACCTGACCACGCCTGAAGCCAAGGAAGCCCGTGAAGCGCAACTGCAGGCCGAAGCAGATGCACGCGAAGCGGAAGCCGAGCGCCTGGCGCAGATCGCGCTGAGCGACGAGAACAAACCACCCACCCGTGACGAGCTAGAGCAAATGGCAACTTCGCTCGGACTTCCGTTTGATGGCCGCACCAGCGACAAAAAGCTGGCCAAGTTGATCGCCGCGGCATCGGCAAATTCGGACGCCGCCTGAAATGGGATGGACCAAGCGCCAGCTGGTGGAAGAAGCATTCGGCGAGCTGGCGCTTGCCGGGTATGACTTCGATCTGCAACCAGAGGAAATGCAGGCTGGATTGCGCCGACTAGATTCCATGATGGCAACTTGGCTGAACCTCGGACTGCCATTAGGCTATGCCATCTCCGCCAGCCAAGATGACAGCGATCTTGACCAGGATTCCGGCCTTCAGGCGATTGCCAATGAAGCCGTATACATGGGTCTGGCCTGCAGGATTGCAGCCAGCAAGGGAAAGGCCCTCCCGGCCTCCACAAAGATCAATGCAAAGCAGGCCTACGATGCACTCGTGCTGAACATTGCAAAGTCTCAGGTGCAAGAGCAGCAATTGCCTTCTGGCACTCCCCAGGGACAAGGCCGCAAGCCGTGGCGCACCGTCAACCCATATTTCTTGCCTCCCGACACTTCGCCGCTTCGGTCAGGTGGCGATGGCCTAAACCTCACCGGACTCGGGAACTAAACGCCATGTCAGCAATCGACAAACTATCCAAAGTCACATCTCTGAGCGCCTCCGATCTGGTAGCGCTCTTTTCCAATTCTGTGGGGTCGGATGTGGCGGCCTCCGTCGCAACACTTGCCGCATATTTGCAAACCCTGTTGACATCTGGAAGCGGATATGCGACCCAATACGCCGCGCCTTCTGCTACCGGCTTTACGGTGACCATTGCTCCGCCGGAAAACGGCGGTTCGGTCTATTTGAACCTCACGCCAGTGGCTGGATATCCGGCTGGCACCATCGTTCTCCCAGCTCTGGCAACTTGCCAGGACGCCCAAGAAGTTCTGGTAAGCATAACCAACCCGGTCACTGTACTGACCGTCAACGCCAATGGATCCAGCGTCATCGGCGCGCCAACCACCCTGGCCGCCGGAGGATTCTTCCGTCTTCGCTTTGACGGCGTTCTCAAATCATGGGCCCGTGTGGGCTGATCGAAGGAAATATCATGACCGTTCAATCTCCATTCCAGCCGTTGCGTGGCGGCAATCAAAAGGTGACAGCTACCACCACAAGCCAAAACGTCACGATCGGCAAAGGCCAAAAGACTTTACGCATCCTCAATGCAGGCGCAGTGGTGGGCTACTTTGTCACGTTCAATATTGGCAAGGAGCCCAGCCGGACATGCTCGTCAGCTGATACTCCAGTCGGGCCGGCTGGAGCCGCGTCCAGCACGCTGACAATCGAGAAACCGGAAGACCACGATACCGTGGCTTTCATCGCCGACTCGACCACATCTATCATGCACTTCCAAACCGGCGAAGGCGGAAGCTGATCAAGCCGTGAGCCAAATTCCAATCCTCAAGGGCATATATACGGACGGTGGTGCTCCGGATTTTCGAACTACCTATCCGCGAAATTTGGTACCCATTCCAAAAGAGCAGGGTATTTCTGCCGGATACCTTCGCCAGGCAGACGGCATCGAGCAAACAGCAACTGGACCAGGCGCGGACCGTGGTGCCATAAACTGGAATGGCGTTCTATACAGGGTGATGGGAACCAAACTGGTTAGCGTAAGTGGATCCGGGTCAGTGACCATACTCGGAGACGTTGGTGGAAGCACTCCGGTAACGTTGGATTACAGCTTTGACCGGCTTGGCATTGCTTCAAACGGTAACCTGTTTTACTGGAATGGAACCCAGCTCACGCAAGTAACAGACGTCGACCTTGGATACGTCAAGGATATGAAGTGGATATCAGGCTATTTCCTGACCACCGATGGAACGAACTTGATCACTACTGATCTGGCAGACCCATCCAGCATCAACCCGCTGCATTACGGATCGGCGGAAGCGGACCCCGATCCAATCATGGCCGTAGACGAGCTTCGCAACGAGGCTTACGCTTTCGGTCGTTACACAATCGAGGTTTACCAGAATGTAGGGGGCACTGGCTTTCCGTTCTCGCGCATCGAGGGCGCCCAGGTCGGAAAGGGAATCATCGGCACCCACATGTACGCCCCGCTCGGGAACACCTATGTCTTTACCGGGTCTGGGCGTGGCGAGGCGCCGGCGGTCTACACGATGGTTCCTGGAGACGTGCAAAAGATCAGCACAAGGGAAATTGACACCCTGCTGCTGGGATACGGTGAAAGCGTATTAGCGACCTGCGTAATGGAGTCTCGAGTCGACAAAAACCACCAGCACATCCTGATTCACCTGCCCGACCAATGCTTGGTGTACGACACGATTGCGTCTGCCACGTTGCAAGAGCCGGTTTGGTTCGTGTACACCACATCAGTTGTCGGACTGGGCGTTTACCGTGCCAGATTTCAAGTTTGGTGCTACGACCAATGGAATGTTGGCGATCCGACTAGCGCAGGATTGCTGGGACGGCTTACAGACAAAGTCAGCAGCCATTACGGACAGGTCAACGGTTGGGACTTCGGAACCCAAGTGCTTTACAACGATGGCAATGGCGCCATCATTCACGAGCTCGAGCTTGTATGCCTGACCGGAAGAATCGAACTTGGCAGCGACCCGGTGATTTGGACGCAGTATTCGGTGGACGGTCAAACCTGGAGCATGGAACGTCCGACTCGAGCGGGACGCCAAGGGCAGGGCTCAAAGCGTATTTGTTGGCGCAACCAGGGAAAGATGCAGCACTGGCGCACCCAGCGTTTTCGAGGTACCAGTGAAGCCCATGTCACGATCGCTCGTCTTGAAGCGCAGATCGAGCCGCTTTTCCTGAAGGGTGCGCAAGGTGGTTGACTTCCTCACTCGCAAAATCACGCGTGACAAGCTTGCAAAAGTTTTTGGGAACCATGAGGCCATTAAACTTATGGAATCCCTTACGCAGGACGTAGGGCAGACCGTTCCAGAGTCGTTGACGGAAGTGGAGCAGCTTGCCAGGAATGCGCTGGCAATTGCAGGACAGGCGCTGATTCTGGCTGGAGAGGCGGGAGGCGGAGACGATGGCGGCGGCGGTGCACCTGGGCAGCAAGGTCCTACAGGAGCTCTAGGATCGACTGGACCGGCAGGCCCTCCAGGACTTGGAGTCGACGGAATCGACGGAGAAGAAGGATTTGCAATTCCGGGCCCTCCTGGTCCACAAGGATCTCCCGGATCTGCAGGGGTAAATGGCGCTGTCGGTCCAGCTGTCTACCTGGAAGCGCCAGAAGCTGACGAACCAATGGCCATTCCGGGGCCACCAGGTGCAGCCGGGTTTAATGGAACACCTGGAGCACAAGGTCCTGCTGGTCCCGCAGTCTTTCTCGAAGCGCCGGAAGCCGATGAACCCATGGCAATGCCTGGACCTGCCGGCGCCGCAGGACCTCAGGGCGCAACAGGAAGCGCTGGACCTCAGGGCGCACCAGGCGTTGCGGTATTTGTATTGGATGGCCAAGACGGTGACGATGGGTGGCCTATTCCTGGACCTACTGGCGCTTCTGGATCACCTGGAGCCACCGGACCAGCCGTGTACTTAGAAGCAGATGCCATAGAAGGCGATATGGGTCCTCCGGGTCCTGCAGGAACTGCCGGAGTTGCTGGATCTCCAGGCGCGCAAGGACCAGCTGGTCCTGCAATTTATTTGGACGCACCAGAAGCAGAAGAGCAATTAATTATTCCAGGCCCAGCAGGAGGTACCGGACCAACTGGGTCGGCAGGAGCGCAAGGGCCTGCAGGACCAGCTATATATCTTGAAGCGCCAGAGGCAGATGAGCCAATGTACATCCAAGGGCCGCAGGGCAACAGCTCACCGGCCGGTCTGCTTGCAATTGCTGGCGGTAAGACAGCAACAACATCGATTGCGGCGACAGTCACCCTCACAACCGGTGGCGTAACACTTGCATCCCAGGTAGCAGCTGCCGGGTCTGCGTGGCGCATAAAGGCTACTGGCCAATTTGTTGCAGCCTCCAGCGCCACGGCGCGCAATGCGACTATTCAAGCCTTTTGGGGTGCCACGGGACTTCCGATTTTGACCGTTGGGGCTGTGCTTGTCTCCGTGGCCCAAACGACCAACTTTGAGGTCGAGATCATTATTAGCGCGTCCAGCACCACGGCAATCTGGGAGACCGGTTTTGCGCTCAATCAAGTCGCATCGGCAACGGCGCTTGCGCTGGCTGCCATCACACCAGCGTCGACCGTCGTTACTGCAGGCGGCCAGACCATCGATCTTCGCTTTGCAATGAGCGTCGCAGTGGCCGGGGATTCCTGGTCTGTCCAACAAGTAACCATCGAACGTATCAAGTAAGGAGAAATTACCATGGCATCTAACAAAACTCTTCGCATGGGCCCGGTGGCGCTGGCTGCAGCTGCTGCAAACATCGTCAACCCGCCCACTCTGACCGGCGGTACCGGCTTGGCCGGCACCAACACGGCAACCTACTTGATCCTGCGGCACATCCGAATCGTCAACAAGACGGCCGGTGCAGTGAGCGCAACCCTCTATGTCGGTGCCACGGGCGGCAGCGCGGCGGGCACTGAATTTGGCTTCAATGCAACGCCTATTCCTGCCAACAGCTATGTGGACTGGTACGGCATGCTGCGCCTGGACACGGCAGACTTCCTGACCGGCCTTGCCTCTGCAGCGACATCGCTGACATTTGAGGCGGAAGGCGAAATCGGCGTAGCCTGATAGCCAACGCGGGGCGGCGCGTCTACAATCCGCCTCATTCGATTGGCTCTGTGCCAGTCCGCTGAGCCCTCAGAGCCGCCAGCAGCTCACTTGAACCCCGAAAGGGAGAGTGATGCTGCCTTCCATACCCAATCCAGTTCTATTGCCTGCAGTCGCAGGAACCCCGCTTCCGACGCACGAACAGATCGTTCGCCTGCAGTCGGAAATGCTCCCAATCCAATGCGCACAGCCTGAGCCTGAGCACATATTTCACGATGGCTGGTACGAGCGGCGCCTACATGTGCCCGCCGGCATGCTAATCGTCGGAAAGACCCACCGCCACCGGCACATCGTCGGCGTCATCAGTGGCAATGCGCTGCTGATCAGCAAATTCGGGCGTGAGCAGGTCCAGACCGGATACCTGTCGGTATCTGAGCCCGGCGTAAAGCGCATCGTTCTGGCTGCAGAGGACACGCTATTCGTCACGCTTCACGCAAACCCTTCCAACACGCGCGACTTGGACAAGATCGAGGCAGAGCATATCTGCCCCGAGTACCTTTTTGCGCCAAGCAAACCAAACGAGGTGCTTCAATGACCTGGAGTGCAGTAGCAGTCGGAGGAGCCACCCTGGTCGGTGGATTGCTCTCTTCAAGCGCGCAGCGTAGTGCAGCCAGCCAAGCAGCAGATGCTCAAACTTCGGCCAGCCAAGCCGGAATCGCTGAACAGCAGCGCCAGTTCGATGCAGTCCAGAAGCTGCTCGCTCCATACGCCAATGCAGGCACCGGGGCAATCGGAGCGCAGCAAGACCTGCTTGGCCTGAATGGCAGCGGTGCACAACAAACGGCCATCAACGGTATCCAATCTGGCCCTCAGTTTCAATCCATGCTCAAGCAGGGTGAGAACTCCATCCTGTCCAACGCATCGGCAACCGGCGGCCTGCGCGGCGGCAACACCCAGGCAGCACTGGCGCAATTCAGTCCGTCGCTGCTCTCCGGCCTGATCCAGCAGCAGTACCAGAACCTGGGCGGCCTGACCAGCGTCGGGCAGAACGCTGCAGCCGGTACCGGAAACGCCGGTATGCAAACAGGAAACAACATCACAAATCTGCTTGGGCAGGTGGGCAGTGCACAGGCCGGTAACGCGCTGGCAGGCGGCCGGGCTACCGCAGGAATTGCAAATGCGTTCACCGGAGGTTTGGGTGCCTATGTTGGATCCGGAGGCAAATTTAATTTTGGCGGAGGCGGGATAAACAGCCAATACGACATAGCGCAGATCGGCAACGGCCTCGGCTTTTAAAGAGATATTGACCATGCCAACACCTAACGATTACAGCCTCAATGTCCCAGATCCAACGCAAGCATTCATGCAAGGAATGCAAAACGGCATGGGAATGCAGGAAAACCAAATAAAACTTCAGCAGCAGCAAACCGCGCTGGCTATGCAGCAGCAACAGCAGCAGGCCCTGCAGAATTTTTATGTCAAGCCTGACAAAACCGCCGACGACTATGCGCAGGCCACCCTGGCAATCCCCGGCATGCGCGAGAACTTCAAACAGGCCTGGGACATGCAAAACACCCAGCAGCAGCAGGCAAGTCTGCAGCATAACGGTGAAGTGGCATCTGCACTCACGATGGGGAGACCCGATGTGGCAATTCAGCTCCTGAATGATCGCGCTGATGCACTTCGCAATTCCGGTGCGAAAGATGCCGATGTAAATGCCACAAAAGCTATGGCCGAGATGGTCCGATTACACCCAGAGCTTGCCGCGGGGCTTGCTCAGGCAAAGCTGATCTCCACACCGGGTGGAGATAAGGTGTGGGGGAATATCAAGACTGCGGCAACCATGCCGGCAGACGTTACCAAGGCTGGCGCAGACGCACGCAGCGCAGTTGCTGATGCCGACACCAAGGAAGTCACCGCGGCCAACGCTCCGACTGCTGCAGTGCTCGGAAACCAAAAAACCGCGCAGGAGATTCGCGCTTCGCAGCTCGCCGGGAAGATTTCCGAACTCAATACGAAAATCAGTCAGGCCAACAGCGAGACCGAGCGCGGAAAACTCACTTTGGAGCGCGACAAGTGGGTGCAGGAGCAGCAAAAGCTCAACCAGACACAGGGAAATGCTACCCAGGATGCCATGGACAGCATTACGCAATCTTTGCAGCAGGTGCAGGCCATCAAAAACCACCCAGGGCTCAAGAGCGGCGTGGGGTTCGGAAGCGACATGGCTTCATGGTTTGCAGGGAGCGATGGCCGCGATGTGCGGGCGATGGTTGACACGCTCAAGTCTCAGCAGTTTCTCACTGCCGTGAAACAGATGACCGGAACGGGCTCACTGTCAGATGCAGAAGGTGCACGCATTGAGCGCGCAGTATCCAGTCTTGATCCTGGGCAAAGCTACAACCAGTTCAAGAACTCCATTGGCGTGATTGAAGCATCTTTGGTAAAGGCTCAGCAGAAGTTGATTGGGAGAGGCCAGCTTCCAAAGCAAGGGGATGCCTTCGTCATGGCGCACCCGAAGCTAGGAAACATTGATGAGGGATTCATCAACCAGATGCTCATGGCAAGACCTGGAATGACCCGAGACCAGGTAATCCAGTTCCTCCGTCAATCAGGAGGCAAGTGACATGGCCCTGTCAGACTTCCCTGAATCCTTCAAAGACCCGCAGTACGCATCGCTGGACGCATCGACCGAGCAAAAGCTGGGCCTGCCGCCCGGAATTGTGCAGTCGGTGCGAACAGAGGGCGAGCGCAGCAATGCCAACCAAGTCAGCAGCGCAGGCGGCCGCACCCCGTACCAGATCACGCCGGCCACGCGCCGCGCCGCCATCGACAAATACGGCATTGACCCGTACCTGTCTCCAGCCAACGCATCCGAAGTGGCAGGGCTGCTGCTGAGCGACAGCCTCAAGCGAAATCAGGGCGATCCAGAGCTGGCTGTCAGGGAATTCCACGGAGGCACAAACCGGGACAACTGGGGGAAGCAGAACGACGCCTATTGGGCCAGAGTAAAGCCGGTTTTTGATAACCATCGACTGGAATCCATAGCAAGTGAATTCGACAAGTGGATGCAGGAGAATCCAGCGGTACCAGCAGCACGCCCGACATCACCCTCCACTACTAGCTCGAACAGTCGGCTTGATGCGGCGCTAAAGAGCTTTGATGATTGGAGGGCTGGAACAGACTTGATTCCAGACACCCCAATCCCATCAGATCGCCAGCCGGTATCCCCATCGGTGCCGCAGGCACCCGCCCCGACGCAGCCCGGCATGCTGGACACAGCAATCGGTACCGGTGAGGCGGCACTCAACGCTGCGACCGGCGTTGTCGGAGGAACAGTCGGGATGGTTGGCGGCACGGCCAAGGGCATCACCCAATCCATTCTGGACGGATCATTTGGCACACCGCAGGCTGAGCGCATGGTGGAGCAGACAGCGGCTGCCGGTGCCAATGCACTGACCTACCAGCCGCGCACGCAGTCCGGACAGGATCAAGCTGCAGCGGTGGGCGAGGCCATGCAGGTGCTATTGCCAGTCGCCGCGATTGCCCACACGTTGCCGCCCGTAATGGAGGCGGTCAGGCCAGCAGTCGGCGTGGCCCGCGATGGAGTATCTTCCGTGGTGGACCGTGCGGCTACCGCATTGCCGCAAGCAGCTCGTGACGTGATTTCAAAGGTTTCTGGACCCGCTGATCCAGGAGCAGCGCCTGCAGCACCTGCGGTGCAGCCTATGGCACCAGCAGAACTCGCGGGAGTTGCGCGGCAGGCCGGCGGTGGAAGCGACTCGGCTACCAAGGTTTTGGCGGAGCAGGCCAGTCCTGACCCGGCCATTGTGAAGTCAGCGCAACGCCTGGGGATCGAGAACGACCTGCAGCCGGACCACGTGACGACAAATGAGTCATACCGGCAAGTGTCTGCTGCCTTGAAAAGCATTAACCCGGGGTCTGCGCTATCGCTTGCCGAGCGCGACGGACTTGGCCGAGTTGCAGAGCGCGCAAACAACCTGGTGGACGAGATTGGCGGCACGCGCGACTTGAGCTCCCTGGACTCCAGCATCAAGGCCCGCATGACCAATACGGTTGCTGACCTCGATAAACAGGCCGAAACCCTTTACGGCCGCATGCGCGACGAGATACCTCCAAAGACACAAGCCCCTGCCGACAACGTTCTGGGATTCATTGCCAAGCGCGCTGACGAGCTTGGGGGGGCTGACATGCTTTCGCCCATGGAAAAGCGCATCGTGGCGCGACTGTCTCCGAAGGATGTTCCCGCCAAGGTGACGACGCCAGGCAACCCGCTGATGCCTGGAGAAATGACTGCATCCACAAAGACCGTCTACACCCAAGAGCATCCGACATACGCCCGCCTTGACGATGTTCGCAAGGACGTGGGGTCAGCGCTGAAAATGCAGGGGCCATTCAAAGATGCCAACACCGGACTCGCTAAAAAGCTATATTCGCTGCTGAGCGACGATCAGGAGAAAGTCGCTGGAACCGCTGGTATGGGCGACGTATTCGACGCCGCCAAAAAGACCGTACAACTGCGCAAAGGCATTGAGGATGATCTCACTTCACTGTTTGGCAAGAATCTTGATCGCTCATTTGTGGGCGGCGGTCAAGTTGGTTTGCCTGGTGCAATTACTGGTCTGGCTAAAGGTGATTCCTCTCAATTAACCCGGCTCCTTTCTGCTGTGCCGCAGGACATGCGGCAGAGCGTTGTTGCTTCTGGTCTGGGAACCGCGATTCGCAAAGCCTCCATGCGCGGTGAGCTGATGGACTTCACGGGGTATGCCAAGTGGTATGAAGGCCTGCGCACCAACCGAAACGCCTATGCGGCGGTAATGTCAAACCTTCCGCTTACCGCGCGCAAGCAATTGGCAGCCCTATACGATGTATCCAAGGGCGTTAGCGACTCGCTGAACCGGCGCACAAAAACAGGTGCAATCAACACCATCAAAGAAGAGCTGCTTGGCAAAGATACGCTGATTCAGAAATTCTATGACCTAGCAAAAGGTACGGCAGTAGGCGCCACCGTTGGTACCGCTGTGAGCAGCATTGCAGGCCCTGGTGTTGGAGGTGCTGTCGCCAGCATCCTGACAAAGGCAAAGCCCCGGTCTATGGCGGCTGTAGATGCGCTAATCGTGTCCCCTGAGTTTGCCAACTTAGTGCGCACCACCGCTGGCACCAAGGCCGAAGCAGCCGCTGTCAAGAAGGTTGCCAGCTCACCCAGATTCATAGAGATCATGCGCGCAGCCAAAGGCGCAGTTCCGAAGCTCAGCGAGCGCGAGCAATGGGTTCTAGAAAACATGCGGCCAGTGTCTATTCAGCAGCAAGACCAGCACCGTGCAAGCCCAACCATTCACTAATAAATAGCCATGACCATCAATGCAACCGAGAACCCCATCCCGCTGTATTTCGACACGGATGGCACACCCCTGGACAACGGATCTATCTACTTCGGCCAGGCAAACCAGAACCCAGAAACCAATCCCATCACGGTGTACTGGGATGCAGCTGGTACCCAGCCCGCAGCGCAGCCCATCAAGACGGTGAACGGCAAGACGGCACGCAATGGAAACCCTGCCGTGGTGTACGCCGGATCGGACTATTCAAACACGGTGCGCAACAAACGGGGTTCCCTGGTGCAATCATTTCCCAGCGCCTCGGCTTTTAGCTTTGCCATTCAAATCCAAGCGGCTATGGCCGCATCTTCTGGTGCGTCAATGATTGGGTTAATCCAAGCAGGCATTGGTGCTGTGGCACGGACGGTACAGGATAAATGCAGAGAATCGGTAAGCGTTCTGGATTTCGGGGCTGACCCTTCGGGGTCGACTGATAGCACAAGTGCGATTCAGGCGGCAATTACTGCGGCAGCTGGTGGAACTTTAATATTCCCTAAAGGAACATATCTTTGCGGCGCATTAACAATCCCGCCGGCATCTAACACCGAAATATGGGGGCAAAACGCGGTAATTAATTTTAATTCGACAGGAGCTGCGTTGTTTTCAATTGGCACTGCGGTGGGCTCTGATTACAACGTCAATATCCATATCCACGGATTCATCTTAAACGGTCAAGCTAAAATTGCTTCTGTGGGGTTGTTTATTGGGCATATGCATGGAGTCCGTATAAGCGACATGCAGTTTTACAATTTCACTTCATACCACATTCGTTTGTCGAATGCTTGGATATTCCAAGGCGAAAACGTGGTGTGCCAAACGACTAGTGGAACTTGCACATCGTTGCTTTTCATTGACGTTGGAACACAGCAAGCCAATTTTTACAACTGTCGATTTCTGTCCAACGCAGGTAACGATGGCGTCCGTATAGATCAAGCAATTAACAATGCTTTCTATAACTGCGACTTTGAAGGCTGCGCATTTGGCGTTCGCATTACTCAATCTGTAGCAGTAGGAGCAACTGCGTGTGACGGAAATAACTTCGTAAATTGCGACTTTGAAAATAACAATTCCTATGCTTTTGCAGTAGGACCAGTGACATATGGCAACTTCGCCACTGCCGCAATCAATGGAACCAATTTTGAGAACTGCAACTTTACTGGACCTCAAACCCTGCTGTTTGACCAATCAAACAAGGCCAGATTAACCAATGCCAGGTTGAACAATGTAACCATTCAAACGACCGGAAACGCTTTGCAGACGCAAGCAAGCTGGGCTTATTCATATCTGTTGACTTGGAACATTGCAACGCCGTCACAGTGGATTGATATGAACATGGACACGGGGACTTTTGTCCCTACTGTCATCACATCCAATGGTCAATCGCCAAGCATCTACACGGCTCAGGTTGGTAGATACACCCGCAATGGTAGGCTGGTTACTATTTACGGGCAGGTTTACTGGAGCAACTCTTGGTCAGCAACTCCAACTGGCAGCCTGTACATTCAAATTCCTATAACCTTTGCAAGTTCTGGTGCGGGCTTGATATTCAAGAATGGCGAATACCAAGCTGTTGCAATGCTGCAAAGTGGTGCCGGATTTACTTTCACTTCTGGAATGCAATTAAGTGGTTATGCCGCTGGTGGTCAAAGCTATATAGTCCCAGTGCAGTTCAACTTTAACACTGCGTTTGTCGGTATTACTCCACCGCAAGCTGCTGGTAATTTGTTTTTCTCTGGAACCTTTGAGATAGACAACATCTAAGGAACACCATGCCTACTCTTATCCAACTAGCAAAATCCAAATCCCTCTGGTTCGCAAACGCACTCATAGTCTGCGGCCTTATCCAGCAGTTCGGTGGGCTTGTTATCCCTGCTGAGTATCAAGGTCTTGTAATGTCAGCAGTTGGCGTTGTTGCGGCTGTACTGCGTTTTGCCACTACCCAAGCATTGAATGAAAAATGAATCCACCAGAAAACTTTGATCTGTTTGACTTCATTAAAACTTTCATCTGGCTACCGGCTATGGCACTCGTTGCTTGGGCTTGGAATCGCAACCAGAAGGAACACGATGACTTGTGGGCTGCGCAAGAAAAGGCCCGCGGCGATGCGTCAGCAGGGCATTCAACTTTGAATGATCGGCTCATGGAATACGTTGATTCTGTGATGTCTGAGGTTAAAGATGATCAAAGACGCAAGAGCGACAAGCTGGCCGAGCATATTGAGAAGCTATTCAATAACGCCGAAGCAGACCGCAAAGAGTTTTCCAAGGTGATGGCAGACCACCGGGAAGATTCTTATAAGCGGCACATTGAACTGCTGCACGCAATAAACGCAAAGGCCGACAAGTGAGCGACCTCGAATTTATCAACCCGCGCGAGCCCAGCCTGTTGCCGCATGAAGCTGCAGCCCTGTCGCGCATGTTGCAAAAGCGCGAGGACTACCTTCGGCGCGGCCTTGATCGGGAGGCGCACGGCGCCACCGCCGCGATCCTGATCCTGTGGCGTTGCCTTATTGGCGATATTCCTTTTTCTATTGATTCTATGAACGGGGGCTTGTGATGTTCTCTGCACTTATTTCCTTTCTTGGAGGCTCGGTGTTCCGCATGATTTGGGGCGAGGTTTCTCACTTTTGGACCGAGAAACAAAGTCACGACCAGGAGATCGAGCGCATGCGCGTCCAGGGCGAGCTCGATGCGGCCCAGCATGCCCGCGAACTTGAGTCGATCAAGGTGCAGGCTGATCTTGGCGTGAAAACAATTCAGGTTCAAGCGCAAGCCGCCGTCGATGTGGCCGAGGCGCAGGCCTGGGCCGTTATGTCCGAAAGCACCACAAAGATCACCGGCATCACGTTTATCGACGTTTGGAACGGCATGATCCGCCCGCTGCTGGCCACGCTTGCGATTTCCATGGTGGTGGCCAACATCGCGCAGCACGGCTTTGCCCTGGACGATTGGGACAAAGAATTGATTGGCGCTATCCTCGGCCTGTACGTTGCTGACCGCGCACTGGCGCACCGCGGCAAATGACCCCAGCCGCGCAGATTGCAGCCGCTCTGGCGCGCCGCTTTGAAGGCATGTACCTCACGCCCTATTTGTGTCCAGCGGGTCGCGCCACTATCGGTTTTGGCGCAACTTACTACGAGGACGGCACCAAGGTAACGCTGATGGACGCGCCCATTACCCGGGAGCGTGCAGAGGAACTGCTGCTTTGGATGGTGGAAACCGTCTACCTGCCGGCGGTGCGCTTGCTCTGCCCGAACGTGACAGACCCCAAGCGCCAGGCAGCGTTGATCGACTTCGTGTTCAACCTAGGAACCGGTCGGCTCAAGACCTCCACCTTGCGCAAGCGGGTACTGGCCCAAGACTGGGGCGCAGTGCCCAGTGAGATCAAGAAATGGGACATTGCGGCCGGTCGCAAGCTGCGGGGCCTGACCATTCGGCGAGCTGCCGAGGCGGACCTGATTTAAACCTCCATCGATTACATGGCGGCGGATTTTTCGGTGTAATTTCTGGTGTAAACCGCCCGCGATTCAGGGTGTTTTTTGAACTCCAGCAGATCGTTCTCCCTCTGAAGCGCCCTACGAATTTGGCGTTCACACGCATTCACACTGTGGGGGTCGCAAGTTCGAAACTTGCATCGCCCACCAATGAATTCAACGGTTTCCAGCTATCAATGCGATAGCGATTCGAAGTCCGGTGTAATTCGTTGGTGTAATCAAGCCGCAACCTTCTTGCGGCTTTTCTTTTTCTCCTGCGGAACCACCAGAGCGCTCAACTTGCCTAGTGCTACACGCTGCTGCTCAATCTGCAGGTGAGCATATCGCTGCGTTGTCTGGGTGTTGGAGTGGCCAAGAATCTTCCCAATGGTGTAAAGGTCGACGCCCAGTCCCAGCATGATGCTGGCGCAGCTATGGCGCAGATCATGGAAGTTAACATGCTCCATGTCTGCCGCAACGCGGGCGCGCCGCCAGGCGCTCTTGATGCCGTCAATGGTTATGGTCAGAGGGAAGTGCTTCAGCCATGGGCGCAACGCCGGCACGATCGGAATAACGCGAGTACGCATGGTCTTAGTGGTCTTGGACACGAATGTAATGCTGTCCTCGCCTATGAATTCCGAACGCAGTTTGAACAGTTCACCACGCCGGGCCCCGGTAAGCAGTGCCGCCCAAATAGCTGCCTGGGCCTGCTCTGAGCAGTGATCAGCAATCTTCTTCACCTGGTCAACACTTAGGAACACCTCGCGGGCGTTGTTGAGCTGCAAGGTTTTGATGAATGGCCCGTAGTTGTGTGGTGTCAGGCCCTGCTCCCACGCCAGGGAAAGCCCCTTTTTAGCGGTGGCCAGGCTGCGGTTAATGGTGGCGTCCGCATAGGCCTGCTTCATCTTCCCAGTCTTTTCGTCCTTGATTTTGGCGCGCATGTCCTTAATGACGTGAGCTGCGAACTCTCGGGCTTGGCTGGCTTTGTACTTTTCTGCCCACGGACCTATTCGCTGGGCGGCTTGCTCTGCGTGCGCAGTGCCGCGCAGGCTTTTGGCGTGATCTGTGAATATTGCCATGATGGCCGTCATGGGCGGATCGCCGGGAATCTGGACTTGCTTTGGCGACTTGTGCACCGCCCCCCGAAGCTCGGCTTCTAGGAGCTTGGCATCACCCGCAGTTGCACCTTGCGGCAAGACGCGGTGAATTCTTTGGCCGCCGACCATAATTCCGACGTGTTTACGGCCCTGCTTGTCTTCCCAGATTGACATTGATTTGCCTTTAGCCAAGCCTTACATTCGGCCAGATCGTAACGCTTTGACCTGACCCCCACAGGCGTGAATGGTAGTCCATCGGCTTCCAAGCGCCTTACGGTGGACTCGCTGATGTTCAATGCAGCGCAGAGCTGCTGGCGGTTTAAGTCACTCAAATGGACCTCCTAATCTTGACCATCTGCTCGATGCTCCATTGCGCAGCTTTTACGGCTATGCCATGACGGTCCATATCGATCAGGGCGTCCATGACATGCGCAGCGGCCCGGGCGATGTTTAGCTGCTGTCCATTGAAGCCGACTCGGCCAGTATTCCTGTACCGGGCAATTACGTCTTCGTAGCAGGCAATCTGATCGGCCAAGGCGGTGACCGCTTCGTCAGTGAATTCGGTGCCGTCCTCAGCGAGCAGGCGCATCATTTGGCTATAGGTGAAGCCTGTTTCGATCCAGTCCCAAAGGGTACCGGAGTCAGCTGAGCCGGTGCGTATCAGGTCGAACAGGTTCCAGTGCGTCAGCTTGCAGTGCAGCGCCTGGTCGGCATCGATCTTTGGCGCCCAGAACTTGGGCAACTGGCAGTTACGCTTGGCAGCGGCTTGGGTGCGGTATTGAGTGCGCATACTTACCCCTGCAGGCGGTGACGAACGACGGACGGAAACGGGTTGTGCGCGGCCGGCCCATCAATGCGTGGGATACCGTCATCGGTGGGCGGCTGCTCCAGAAACTTGCTGTTGTCTTGGCCGGTGATCTTTAGGTATTCGTTTTCGACTTTGGCGGTGTCGACCAGGACGCTGGCCACCTGGGCCACAGCCTTGGCGCGCTCGATGTCCATGGGTTGCTCACGGTTGCGCAGATCTGCAAGGGTGTCCAGGAGCGATTGGCGCACCTGGTCAATGTGTGGGTTAGGCATGCTCAGCCTCCTTTTTGATTCGGTTTACTTGGCGGGTGATCTGGCCTTTGAGGACGTGCAACTGCATCATTTCCGGATCAGTCTTCCAAACGCTGTTACGCAGCGCGTTTTCCTTCAGGCTGATGCACTCCAGGCGGTCGATGGTGATTTCTTCCAGGACGGTGGTTTTCATGCCAGACCTGAACGTGATGACGTGGCGCGCTGGGATTGGGCCATTGGCTTCTTTCCAGACCAGGCGGTGCACGCCCTCCCAGTTCAATCCACCGTTATTTCCTTCGCGGATCTTTCGAACCAGGTATCCGTCTGAGTTGAGCTTGTGAGAGCCAAGCGGCATCCAGTTTGGCGGGCGCTGGCCTTTTATGAAGCTGGTCGCGCTGGTCTTTCCAGGAAACTTCTTTCCGGCACACCAAGGCTTTTGACCGGGCCGGAAGCGCATTCCGTTATCGCGCTTTCCATCCAGGTAGCCGCCCATCGCCGTGAGGTACTCGGGCGACTTCTTGATTCCCAACTTCTTGGCGATTGCATAAAGTGACTTTTCACTGTGCCGGCCAAGCAGCCTGATGATCTCGGCGTTCTTGGTGTTTGGATAGAGCTGGATCACGAGCGCCTTCTCTGCGTCAGTCCAGAATACTTTTGGCGGCAGGATGCCGCGGCTCTTAGTCATGCCGATTTACTCCTGAATGTTTTTGTTAAGTCACCATTGATCACGTGCCCGCGCTTGCGCAGCAGGTTCGCCACCAGGGCGCGGTCTGTGTGGCTGTGAGTTGCCTGGCGGAGCAGGCCGAAATAGCTGTTCCCTGACTGGTGAAGGTCGGCGGCCGGCATGGTGGATATCCGGTCCAGTGCGACGTTGAGCGACTTGCGCCGGGTGATGCGCCGCCACGGCTTGATCACTTGGCCAACAAAGTCGATTCCGCGCTCCACCGGCTGCAGGATGGTCTTGCGTGGGTTCAGCTGCAGATGCAGGTCGGCCAGCTTTCCCTCGATCCGCTCGCGTGCTTGGTTGAGCCACTGCGGGCTGTCATGCAACAGAACGAAGTCGTCAACGTAGCGCACATAGTGGCGCGCCGGCAGCCGGTGCTTGCAAAACTGATCCAGATCATCCAGCAGGACATTGGCAAAGAACTGCGACGACAGGTTGCCAATCGGCAGGCCATGGCCGTCCGGAGCATTGAACAGGCTTTTGTGCGGTGGCACCAGTGCCAGTTCCTGGCGGGTCCCGCGAATTTCCACGTTTGTGCGCGGGTCGTGCATCAGGATCGTTTCCGCAAGCGACAGCAGCCACGGCTCCGTCACCTTGCGTGCCAGCTGGCCGCGAAGTACTTCCTTGTCGATTGACACAAAGAAGTTCGCCAGATCGCACTTGAGGTAGTGCGCCGGGCGGCTCCAGTTTTGTGTTTGGCTGCGCACCTGGTGTTCCAGGCGCTTGGCTGCGTACAGGGTGCCGCGTCCTGGGATACAGGCGCAGCTGTCGGCCACAAAGCTGGCGTGGTAGCGCGGAGCGATGTGGTTGTACAGATAGTGGTGAACGATGCGGTCGCGGAACCGTGCGGCCCAGACCTCCCGCGGCTTCAGATGGGTGATCACGAAGCAAATGGAGGCGTCGGGATGGTAGGTGCCTTCCTTCAATTCCTCGTACAGCTGGAACAGGTTGTGTTCTGCCATGGCCTCGAATGCCTGTGCGCTGGCGCTGGTGCGCTTGGTGCGGCGGCAGTCGAGATAGGCCTGAACCAGGTTTTCGAATAGGTGTGGATCTGCGGACGGCAACAGCCGAAAGCTCGTTGTTCTTGTGGTTGTTGTTCTGGTTGCCGTTGTTGAAGTTGCAATCCCAGGCGTAGGAGGCGTACCTTTCGCGCGAACCACGCCGCCACCCCGAAGGCCGTAGCCGATCAGGGTGGAAGCTGCACCGAACCGGGCCAGCGCAGGCGCTGCGGTTTCCGTGATGTGCATGTCCGTAGCCTTGTGGTCCAGGGGCGCGACCAGATTCACTTTGCGCACGGGCATGAGGGCCTTGACCGTCATACAGCAGGCGCCCTATTCGAATTTTTGAGCCATCCGCCAGCCTGTTTGCCGATGCTGCCCAGCAGCTCTATCGACTCGGCCCAGATTTTGGGAGAGATATACCGGGCATCGTGACTGACGCGCAGCAGGACCGTGATGGCGCGCTGGCGGGTCAGCAGGTCCTCAATGTGCGCAGCGCGATTTCCACGCTGTGATGCATTGGCGAGGGCCATGAGGTCAAGCATTTCAACGCAATGCTGGGTGATCTTCTCGCCCAGAATGCGCTTCATGCTGCGCGGCATCTGTTCCTGCACCTTCACTGCCAGGGTAAGCAAATGCACCCCTGTGCGGTAGATTGGTAGCTCTGTATGGATGGCCATTGGCGGGGCTCAAATTAAAGGATCAAAGGACTAAAGGCTCAAACTCTGCGGACGGCAACAGCCGAAAGCTCGTTGAGCTTGTGGTTGTCGTCCTGGGTGCCGTTGATGAAGTCGCAATCCCAGGCGAAGGAGGCGTCATCCTCATGGGTCTGGCTGGACCAGTGCCATACGCCTTCCAGGTGCGGCTTGCAGTTGGCGAACAGCAGGGCCTGCTCCTGGCGGCTTGGCAGCGATCCGCCGATGCTCTGTGCCCAATCCATGGCGGCTTGCCAATTCAGCTTCTTGCCGGGGCGCTGGGCCATCAGCACCAGGTGGTGCATGTGGTCGCCGTCTTCGTCAAGTACTGCGCCGGCATAGCGCTCGCCAGGCTGCAGCTCGATGGTGGCTTCTTCGATTTCGATGCAGGTGACTGAGGTGGCCTGCTCTTGGAAGGCTTGGATCATGGCGGCCAGTTCAGTCTGGCGCGCCTGGATTGCTTCGATGGTTACGGACATTGCTGGTGTTCCTGAATTAAAGGATTGAAGAATTAAGCGGTGATGGGAATCAAGCGGACGGCAACAGCCGAAAGCTCGTAGCCCTTGTGGCTGATGATCTGGCCGCCGTCGTTGAAGTTGCAATCCCAGGCGTAGGAGGCGTAATATTCGTCAGCGGTCCAGTGCCATTCGGGCGACAGCGCGGGCTGTACATTGGCAAACAGCAGGGCTGCAACGGGACGCGTTGGCAGCTCGCCGCCTTGCTCTGCGGCCCAGGCCTTGGCAGCCTCCCAGGTCAAGTCCTCGGCCTTTCCAGACAGCAGGACAACGGCGCAGTGCGTGCCGTCCTTGGTGGTGGTCAGGCCGGCAAAGGTGCCGCCCTCCAGATCGGTGCCCAGGGCGGGCAGGGCGGCGAGGGAAATGCTTGCAATGATGGTTTTTGCGTTCATGGTTGTTCTCTGAATGGTTGGTGGTGGTTAATCGTCCAGGTCGGTCTGATCGACCACAGGTGGCGCCAGGCGCATTTGGATTTCACGGTTCTTCAGCGTTGCCAGTCGGCCGAACACCTGCTCGGGCACATCCTGCGACTCGGCCACAAATGTCACGGTCACCGTTCCGCCTTCGTGCGGATCGATGCGGAAATTGGAGAGGGCCACGTCACCGATGGACAGATTGGAGTTCTTGCCGCCCAGGCCCTGGTCGATCTCCAGGCTGTAGCCCATCAGATCGTGGTCCCAGTGGAAACGTCCGATGCGGCCACCGATCACAGTCAGGTTCGGCATGTCGGTGATTTCCTCGACGCCATCCAGCCCTTTCTGTTTTGGGCCCGCGGAACTGGCAGCGCTCTTTGCGTACAGGAACGACTTCAGGGATCCGTCAAAGTAGCTCAGATGGTGATTGCTCAGCTCCATGCTGAATGACAGCGCGGCGCCCGGGTTGGCATCGGCCTCGCGGTTTTTCTGCGACAGGACCGCAACGTCGGTGATCTTGGCCTTGGTGAATTCTTCGAGTTGGAAGGGCATGTTAATTTTTTCGGTTGGTGATGTAGGTGGGTCGGGCTGCGTGATCTCCCCCGGGAAACCCCAGAGGCGCAGCCCGGGAAATCAGTCGACGATGGCCCAGTCCTCGGCCAGCATGTCGGTCTGCGAGGCCAGCCACGGCACGCGCGCTCCGGGGGTGTTTTTTGCGTCGAGCGGGTAGCTCATGTAGATGTAGGGCAACGTCATCTTGCTGTTGGCGTCAGGAACCTGCAGCGTCAGCCAAAGGCCAGCGCCGTTCCAGCCGGAGCGGCGAACCTTGAGGCCCTTTTTCAGCGCTTCCAGCGCCAGCCCAAAGGTCATTGCATCGCACTCGCGATAAGCTTCCTCGAAGGCTGCAGCAGGGCTCCAGCTGGTGTATCCGTCAGGGTAGACAACCGTGTAGCCGGGTTGGCCTTGTTGCTCCTGTGGGCCGTAGTTTTTCTCACGGGGCTCAGCGTCGATGATCTTGGTGCCGATATAGCGTTTCATTTCAGTTTGCTTTCAGGGTTGGGGAAGGGGTCAGGCGGACAGCGGTTGCTGCTGCTTCAGGTCTTGGATTGCGAAGTACACATCCATGCAGCCCTTCACATCGGCCATGGCGCTGTGGGCGTTTTCCAGCGGCTTGCCGGTGAAGTGCTGGACGCATTCGCCCAGGTTGGCGCTCTTGAAATGGTTGCGGCCGACTGCCTTCATCTTTGCGGTGGGCGGCAGCTTCAGGATGGGTGTCGCCAGGCGCTGGGTGCACTCGGAGTCCCCAGCCTTCCATTCGTCGGCCATTTCGGCATTGAAGTGGCGCAGCAGCGCAATGCGCACCAAGCGCGCGTCGAACTGCTCGTTGTGGGCGATGCGCTTGCGACCTGTGGCCAGCTCCAGGAACATCTGAAGCGCCAGCTTGGCAGGAACTCCGACAGCACGCGCATGCTCGGTGGTGATGCCGTGGATTGCGGCCACCTCTTCGGAGATAGTCCAACCGTCGGGCTGAATGATCACATCCATGCTGGCGATGGTGTGGCGGGTGTCCAGGTCAACCAGGCAGGCCGCGAGTTGCACGATGTGCGGCTGCGCCGGGTGTTCGCTGGGTTCGTTGAACAGGGGGAGGCCTGTCGTCTCTGTGTCGTAGAAGATTGCGTCGTTCATTTGGTGCTTTCGGTTTTTGGGGCGCTTGAGAGGCGCAGGTGTTTGCATGGAGTACCTCCGGAATAGAGGTATGCGTAGGGGTCAAACATGGGCCAAATCGGGGTGCGGCCCCAGATTTGCCAAATCACAATGACGGTGGGTTTGAATCTCATGCGGCCACCTTGAACAGGTCGGCGTTTGACGAGAATGGCAGGCGGAACAGGGATTCGCGCACCATCACGTTGGATCGGAAGCGCAGCAGCTGGCGCACCATTTCGTCAATGAAATCGTCGTCGCGGTGGATACGCTTCACGTACAGCTCATTGCCGGCAGGCTCCAGATCGGGCACATACATGATGAAGTCGCACCACTGGCGCCCGGTGATCCACAGGCCGCCCTGGATTTGATGGATGTATTCCGACACGTCGCCGGTCTTGAACATCGCCGCGATCTTGTTTGGATCGATGGGGCACTTGATTTCAATCAGTCCGTCATCGTCAACCAGGCCGTCAGTAGAGTAGCCAAACCAGTCGTCATCGGTCTTGCACACGCCAGCCTCTTCGGCCAACAGTCCGGTGCGAGATTCCCAGCGGCGGCGCGCGACAGTCTCCAGGTCGTGGCCTCGGTCCAGTACCCATGCCTTTGGTGGCTCACCATAGGCGCGCTCACTGATTCGCTCAATGGCTACAGTGCCAGCATATTTGTCTGCGGCATCTGTTGGGTCACCGGCTTTCTTCTCACCGCTGGTGCGCGTCAGTACGCTGATGGCAGTGGAAAAATTGCTTGCTGTGATGCAGCCTGCGCGCGCGGCCAGCCACTCCGGCGTGCCTTGATCGCATTCAATGAATTTCATGCTGCACCGCCTTCCAGTTTGACTTTCATTTCTTCAAACTTGGCAGCCAGCACATCCTTGCCGTCTTCTACGGTTTCAATCCATTCGCCCCAGATGTACAGCGCATCAATGTCCTTGGCTGCGCACAGGCCGGCCATCACCTCGTCAAACGTCTTGGATGTAGGGGACTGCGCATTCTGAGCGCCCTTGATTTCGCCGGTGTCTTGGTCCACCACGGTCTTGGCCTTTAGCGCCTTGCGGTGCGCAATGACCGCATCTTTGAACGACTGGTGATCGTCTGGCTGCTTGGAAAACTTGCCGTTGTGTTCTTTCCAGTAGGCCGCTGCAGCCTGGTCTGTCGTGGTTTCGCGTGCGCCTACCAGGTAGGGTCGAACATCCACGGTGTCGACCACTTCATCCGCGGCGCCCATGTAGCGGGTCTTTGGAACATCGACCAGTTCTTCCGGCGTATAGACGCCCAAGATCGCACCAGGGCAGAACAGGCGGGCCCAATTCTTGACCTGCAGGTATCCCATCTGCTGCTTTGGGTTTGTTTTCCACAGCGGCGAGTTCTTGGTTGTCACCTTTGACTCGCTCAGCCACTCACCCCAGGTAATTTCGGCCTCTCCCTTGATCACGGCGCCGACGCGGCACTGCAGGCTTGGACTTTCACCCTTGTATTCATAGTGAAACCGGCCGCTGATGGTGTTTGACTGCTGCACCACGGCATTGACCAGCTGCGCCTCGTAGCCCAGCGTCCCGTTGACAAGATGGGTTTTCTGGGCAACAGCGAACGGATTCATTCCCCATTGCATTGCCTGCATCACAACTGCCATGCAGTCGGACGGATTCTTCTGCAGGTGCACTGGCACTGTGCTTTTACCGCTGGCCATCAGATCGGCGACGCGCATCAGCGTTTCCATGGTTCCGGTGTCCATCATCAGGGAGCTTGCTTGCGCGCGGCCGGTATCAGCCAATGCGCCGGATTCAATGGTTTGCAGCGCGGTGCTTTCGGGTTTTGTGGTTGTGTTCATGGTTCGTGGTTGGTGGTGGGGTTAAATGAATTCGGCAGAAATGCGCTCGGTGACTTCGCTCAGGTCCATGGCCAGCAGCCACTCCAGAACTTTGGATTCGTGCACGCGGTAGTGCAGGGCCAGCACGTCGACAATTTCCATGTCGGTGGGGCGGCCGGCCTTTTGTGCCGGCGTGGCGATGCTTGTGACATTTGCAGTCGGCAGCGGGTGGGATTCAGGAAATGCCGCCACGGCCTGGGCGAACTGCTGCACCTGTGCTTCGAAGTCATCGGCCGGCGTAACCACCTTGGGCTTGGCATCCTCGATGGCTTTGGCTGCTGCTGCCCGGGCAGCGGACAGTTCGGCGCGCTCACGATCCAGCGCTGCACGCTCCTCGGCCAATCGCTTGGACTCGGCTTCCTGTTCGGCCTTCACCCGGGCACGCTCTGCCTCTTCGGACACCTTCTCGGCGTGCAGCTTTTCGACCTGCACCACTACGCCATTGAAAGTGTTCTGGGCGTCTTCGGAGAACTCTTCGAAGCTGGAAAAGCCTGCGTCCCCGATAGCCTCCAGGCGCTGCAGCAGCTCCTGGATGCGCTCTGCGGTGCGGCACTGGGCTGCCAGTGGCACATAGCCCCGGATTTCGCTGATGCGCTCGTGAATGGCGGTGATGCGGGCGCGCTCTTTGGCCTCGGCCTCGCGCTTGATGCGTTCCTGCTCCTGGTCCCATTCATCGCGCAGGGCAAGCAGGCGTTTTTCTTCGGGCTCAATGATGGCGATCAGGCGATCCTCTTCAGCGATCACGGCCTTGGAGAACTTTGTGGCATCGTCGCGTGCTGCCTTGCTGACCTTCTCAATATCGGTGCGGGCGGTGCGCAACTCCATCGCCGCGCCATGCGCTTGCTGCCGGCCAGCCTTGTCGACCACTGCAACGATATGCATGTTCTTCATGGCCATGGCCGTCAGATCGGCCTCGGTCTGGGTGGAATTCAGCGCCAGCGCGGCGCGCGCCTGGACGGTGAGGGCGGAGCTGCGCTCCATTACTTCAGTCATAGTGGATTTCTCCGGTTGGTGGTTAAAAGGTCCGGCGCATGGTTTCGAATGCGCGGCGCACAGCGCGCAGGGGCGTAGCGCCCCCACGGCGGTAGAAGGAAATGAGTCGGATAAAGACCATCACAGCGAGATCCCCAAGGCTTCTTGGCGGGAGACATAGCGCGTGATCTGAGCTGCTTCAAGGTCAGAAGCGCTGCTCTCAGCGAAGTCCTCATCAGCCTTGACGCACAACTCGCCCCAGACCTCGTCGGTCAGGGTGTCGTTGATGATCTTTCCCTGATACAGGACATTCACTATGTCGGTAGTAGTGAACGATCCACGCTCGTCGCAATCGGTCTCTGCGTCATATTCGACCGTTACGGTAGCGTTTCCGGCACCAATGGTGGTTTCAAAGCTGTACATGTCAGCCCCGAGCAAAAATGCCAGACACCATGCCGACGATGCACAACACCGCAAATACGGCGGTAAGGAAGTCCGCCATGGTCAGCGGGGAGGGATGTTCAACTGGCTGGCCCAACTGGTCAAAGTTGGAGCGGTAGCAGTCGCACGTGCGGCCCTGCTGGCAGTTGTGGTTGCAGCTCACGCGGCCTCCACGGAAGTCAAAGAATTGAAGGACTGAAGAGACAACCTGCGGACGGCAACAGCCGAAAGATCGTTGCCCTTGTGGTTGTCGTTCTGGTCGCCGGTGCTGAAGTAGCAACCCCAGGCGTAGGAGGCGTCTTCCTCTTCACTCGTCCAGTGCCAGCCAGATGTGGGTCGATTGGTGGTGTTAGTGAATATCAGCATCGCCTCGGCGCGCGTCGGCAGCCGGGCACCGTCACCAAGGCTCTCTGCCCAGGCAATTGCGGCCTTCCAGGTCATGCGCGTGGTCGGGCGCGCATCGAGCAGCACCAGGTGGCCGGTGGCGCCGCCCTTGAGGTCGCTGGAAATTCCGATGTAGGTTCCGCCCAGCTCAGGCAGGTGCTGGCCAATAGCCGGAACAGATCCCGCTGCTGCGGTGGGTTTGGCCTTTGCTGCTCGCTTGGCCGGTGTCTTGGTGGTCGCCATCTCTATCACTCCCAGGTTGTTGGACAACCTCGCCACTTCCGCTGCAGGCCACCGGCCCTAACCCCCTTTCTGCATCCTGTCGGTTCGCCGCGTATCGCTCGGCTGGGGTGTTTCGCTTTCGTTTGCGAGTGAAGTGAATATTAGTGAACAGCTAACATTGTGTCAATAGCGAACAGCTAAACGTATAGAAAATTTTTTTTGATTGATCTGTTGTAGGATGAAAAAAACCGCCTCGGTGGGCGGCTGGTGGGGAGGGTGGGGCTAGTTCAATGGACGTTTCGGGCAATAAAGAAGGTCGCCGCACACAGCAGTCCGCCAAAGGTGATCATTGCTCCGATGATGCGCCAGGTCTGAGCGTTGATCTCCTGGTGAAGCTTTACCTCTAGGCGCAGCAAGTCTTCCTTGGTGGCCAAGGCTGGCACGATTGCTTCAAGTTTTGCGACACGGGTTTCCATTCCGCCATCATACGGCGGATCGCCGCCGCCTTGCATGGCCTTTTCCTCGAGGCCCTTAAGCCGCGTGTCGAATTGGTATATGTCGGCGCTCATGACGATGCCTTATCAAGCAGCTCCAGGCAGTGATCCATGGCTTCTGCGTATTCCTTTTCTGCTGAGATGACGGAATCCATCTGCTCTTTTGAGACTGATGATGGTGCGGCGAAATCTAGTCGAGCATGTATCGCTTTATGGCTCGTAAGAATGCACCGTGCGATTGCCAAATAAATCTGCAGATGATCTTTCTTTTCCATTTGTTGCATTGTTTCCTATTTACACCCACGGTCCGCGTGGGGTAGTTACCAAGTGGGAATTCCGCGGCTGCGGAGTTCCTTGGCTGTATCTGTGATGAATTCTTCAAGCGTAGGTGACGTCATCTCACCGACTTTGTACATCTCAGTTACGACCTGCTGAAACGATAGGTCCGAGTTCTTTAATTTCCAGCGAAATTCACGGATTGACTGTGGTGCGCCAGAATCTTTGTTCCATCGATATACCAATATCGCCGCAACTAAAGCGACTTGTAGCCAACTAAACACAATAAAGAAAAAGCTGATCGCCCAGACAATAAAAAACTTGAACGCACTTGCGAACAGGCTGCGCTCAACATCGGCCTTTGTCATCATCTTTATCGAACCATCAATCCAGCTCCTACGCTGGCCAACCTTATTCAGGTTTCTTTCCATGCGGGAATTGATGGTGATGATGGAGCTGATCACCCCGTACATCCAAATTAAGAGTGCCACAAAAACGCCGGATTCATACATACTTTTCCCTTTTCTTCAGTGATGTGACAGGCTAATCCCTCTAATGGGTGATTCACGGCCTGCTGTATGCAAGGTATGGTCGAAACGGGAGTTTCATTTGTCCGTCGTGCCGTTTTTCTGATTTGAAGCTATGGTGGCTGCCTCGAAACGCTCGATACGTTCTCGAATCTGCCCCTGGATTTCGATCCGCTGTTCGTATGTCAGAGCGTTAAATCTTTCTGGCTCAATGCCTGGGAACGGCCACATCTTGAAATTTGTGTCCATCCAACCCACTGCCTTACCGGCATGAAGTTCAATTTTCCTGGCTCCAACACTGTCAATCTTTGTCCGTTTTCCACTGCGGAGCTGCCAAGCATAAACCTTTGATATTCCCAAGTTAAAGGCCACTTCGGAATCATTCAGTGGCGCACCTCGATGCGCTTCCAGCTCCCGCACAAGGCCCTGGAAATTTTCGAGTCGAATTTCCTCAATTGTTCGCATGCCAAGAGGGTAGCAATACATGACGTTTAAATGGTTAGCGGATGGCTATTGACGAAACGTTGGCGGTTCGCTAATAATCTCGTACATGAAGCTCTCCGATCTTTACAAAACACTCACCAAGGCAGAGCGTGAATCGCTCTCCAAGGCTATCAACACCTCTCCTGGGTATCTGTACCAACTTGCTACCCAGTGGAGGGACAAAAAGCCATCTTTGGAAATCCTCAAGGCTCTCAGCCAGGCAGATAGTCGTTTGACCATCGAAGACTTGGTCAACGAGTTCACTGGAACGTCGGCAATAAGCAACTCCACGCAGCAGGGAGCTTGAGTGGCCACCGACAAAGTGACAGAAATCCGGGTGGAACTCCCGGCGCACGAATGCTCCGTGCTGGACGGATATGTCCAGGCGACCGGTAAGACCCGTACCCAAGTGATGCGGGATCTGCTGCGTGACTGGAGCGATGCAAAGCTTCATGAAGCTACTTTGATCTTGCGTGTGGCCGGGCGCAATCCGGGTACATCGGAAACCAACCGGGGTGACCTATGAGCGACACCGCACATACGCGGGCGGCACGGCGAAATCACAAGCCAATATCCCCCACAAATACCGGTCCTTTCACCGCGCCAGCTGGTGGTCAGTCGCACGACGCACTTAGCCCGTTCCACTGGCACGAAAACTGCCGACCATCGATTTTTTACACCGAGGCTGGAGAGAAGGCAGCGAAGCGCCTGGTTGGTGGCTCAAACGGCAAGGCGATTGACCAGAATGGCCGGCAAATTGTCGACATTAAGCCTCACAAGGGGCAGTCCATCGTTATCACCAGGCAAGACCAAGCAGATCGCACACAGGCGATTAAGAGGGGGACTTCGCGGTGAAAAAGAACTATGACACCGATCCATCGCCACAAAAGTCCGTCAAGACTTCAGGCAGATACCGCAAGGTTGAAGTGCGCACCTGGGGAGATGAGAAATTCCGCGGCCTAAGTCCAATTCCTCCATGCGGTCAGGGACTGTGGCTTTTCCTGATTACAGGACCCCACACAGGCCCAATTCCGGGGCTTTTCAGAGCTGGCCGTGCCGCCATGGCAGAAGAATTGGATTGGGAGCCGGAAGCCTTTGCGGAAGCCTTTCAGGAAGTCTCTGCCAAAGGCATGGTGAAAGCCGACTTCAAAGCCCGTGTGATGTGGGTACCAAACGCCATCAAGCACAACAAGCCGGAATCCCCCAATGTCGTAAAGAGCTGGGCGTCTGAGTTCGACCTGATACCTGAATGTGAACTCAAGCGCGAGGCGTTCGATAGCCTGAAAGCCAGTATCCATGCGCTCGGAGAGTCTTTCGCAAAGGCTTTCGATGAGGCTTTCGGAAAGCCTTACGCGAAGGCTTACCCGAAGACTATGCCTAATCAGGAACAGGAACAGGAACAGGAACAGGAACAGGAACAGGAACAGGAACAGGAGTTAATACCTGCAGCTAACGCTGCATTGTCGAAACCGGCTGACGCCGAATTCGACTTGGAGCAATCTGACCGCGAGGAATCCGGAAAACCAAAACTTCCGGATTGCCCGTACTCCCGGCTGCTGGAGCTTTGGCGCAAGCACCTGCCACACCTTGCCCAGCCAAGGGCTTGGGAGGGAAACCGCAGGCAGTCCATGCGAGCCCGATGGCAGCAGGCCGCAAAGCCCAGCGACTACAGCCCCAAGGGCTACAGCACCGAAGCCGAAGGCATCGCATGGTGGTCCAGCTTCTTCTCCTACATCGCCAACGACACCAGGCTATCGGCCGGATTCGAGTCCAACGGGCGCACCTGGAGGCCAGACCTTGAATGGGTGTGCAACTCCGCCAATTTTCAAAAAATCATTGACGGGAAGTACGAGTCATGAGCTTCAAAAAGCCCGAAAAGTCGGAGTCGATCGCAGACGCCATTCCGCACAAATCGGTCAAGCGCTACGCATGCATCGCAAACAACTGCCCCATGCCCGGAGCGATTTTTTCCGGATCTGGCGGCGGAATGTGCGCGTACCACTACGGCACGAATTCTGAGGATTGGGGCCGCATCACCCGCACGCTGCAGGACTGGCAATGCGTTACCGACGAGATCAATGCCTGCCGAGAGGCGTTCAACAACCCCAGCACCGCGACCCGGCCGGCAGTGCTGGAGGCCATG